TCAACTGACATCGCCTGTCGCCGCCCGGTCTGCTTTCCGTTTCGAGGCTGCGCGTGCGACGGCGGTAAACAAGAATTTGCGCAGCTTGTCCTCATCGAGCGAACGCCAATCCATGGTGCCGAATTGGTCTTGAGCGATGGGGGCGAGGTAGTCATCGGGCAAGCCGGTGCGGGTGATCGAAAAAATCAGGTTCGCGGCGTTTCGGCTGGGCTTGACCGTGGGACCGTCGAAGAGCACCAGAATCTTGTCGAAGGCATCCAGCACCAGGTTCAGCTCTTTGTTGGTCAGATCCTTGCTGGATTTTTCACAGCCGATGGCCTCACGCTGTATGACTTTGCGCTCGGCTTCTGCATCGGACGGACTGAAATCGCCTAACTCGACGAGCGCCTTCCGAACGCGACTCCACTCGAAACGGTATTTGCCGAGCTGCTTTGGGGAAATCGTGGCCATGGGATTACCGGGACAATTCGAACATTTCGGCGATTCTACGCACTCTATCCTGCTGGAGGGCTTGGAATGCCTTGCGCCCAGTTTGACCGAGTTCAAGGCGGGGGACGGTGACGCCGGCGATGTGGAGGTGTATGGCTTCGAGGACCAGATCGGCGAGGGCGCGATCGCTTCCGCGGTTGAGGAGCTTTGCGTCGTCGCTGACGAGAAATTCGCGGAGCTGATGCAGGGGGGAGCCTGGGGCGAGGCTCACGCCGGTGTAGAGGCGGTGGCAGGCATCCTTGAGTTTGGGGGCGGCGGCGATTGCGAAGGCGCAGGCGGCGGCGACGCCTTTGGCGCGTAGGCCGGGGTCCTTGGCGGCGAACTCGATCACCCAACTGATCGATGGTTGGAATGCGCGGTAGATTTCCAGCGTCTGCCCGACACTCAGACGACGGGTGCGTTCGGACTGACAAAGGCAGGCGAGGCTGGCGCAAATCATGGCGATCTTGGAGCCATCCTTGAGTCCATGCTGGATCTTGAGCTGATCTGCGACGGACCTGGGGCGGCCTCGATCGACAGCGTCCATGGTGGTGACTTCCTTGCCTTTGATTTCGGACTTCAGGCCAAATGTGACCATCATGCGGACGGTGACCCCGGCCCGAATGACGGCATGGAGGCGGTGCTGGCCGTCGATGAGTTCGTCCCGGTCGTTGAAAGCGATGCCCTGGTGTGTCTCGGCCCATTCGCCGTTCCGCATGTCGCGGGCGTAGGCGATGATCGTGTCGTCCGCGAGCGGGCGGTTGCAGACGTTGTTTTGGAGCCAGTGGGCGGCGAGTCCTGGATCGACATCCATCCACTGTGAAATCACGGTCCCGGCTGTGGTGGCAGCGGTGCCGTTTTTGAGGATCTTGACGCAGCCGGGCACCTGTATGAGCCCGGCGTCCTTCGACTTGGCGACGAGGCGGCGGATTTCTTCGGGGTCGATCTGGCCTTTATCAAGCGAGCGATAGTGAACGAGCGAGGTCATGGGATTTGCTGGGGGTATGGTGACGGTTGAGGAGAGCTGCGGTGCGCTCCATGGACTTGCGGTTGAGTGCGGCGGCCTGGTTTTCGCGACACACTTCCTGCTTTGGGCAGAGGTAGAGGTTGGAGAGGCGGAAATTGTTCGGGTTTCCGTCGCGGAACCGGACGGTCATATCGCCGGGGATGGGCCCGTGTTTGGCGGCATAGATGCGTCGATGCAGGGCCAACCAATGGGGCTCTCCAGCATCACGGTTTCCACGGCGCATGTAGCCTCCCATTTTGGGATTCCAGAACCAGAGCTGGCCCTGGTAAATCAGACCCTCCGATTTGATGTCCATCTTCTGGGCCCACAACCGCGACGGCAGGCCGGCATTGGCGGCATTCAAGATGCTCCACGCGGCTGGTGTGGTGTAATCGAACGGTTTGACGTTCGGACTGTGAGGGCCGCGCGGCGCGGTGGGCTCATAGCGGATGTGGGCTTTGAGCCGGCGGATGAATTCGCCGCGGCGCGGCAGGTCCCATTTACGCCAATCAAGATTGAGGGATTCCGGGATGGCGAGTTTGGTGGACGCGCGGATGGCGGCCTCGATCTCGGCCTCGGTGGCGGGCGCCTTCGCGACCCAACATCCGTCAGGCCGGTGGAGGCGAATGGCGTTTGGAATAGGCGTGCGGATGGGCAGGCCGCGAGACACGAAAAGATTCCGCAAGGTAGCTCGACCACGGGCATACTTTCGCTCGACGGCTGCCAAGGTCATGCCGGTTTGATAGTCGGCGTGCATGGCAAGGATCAGTTCGAGACCGACCCGCTTCGGCATCACCGGATTCTTTTTTGGCAGGACTTTCAGGCCATGCTTGCGGAAGGCGCGCAGCAGCTCCGCAGAGGTGCGCTTGCGACGTTTGGCGAGGGCACTGGGATACGCGCCGGCGAGATACTCGCGGTGCAGCGATCGCAGGGTCTTGAGATCCCAGATCATAATCAGAACGGCAAGTTGATGGTGATATGGAGGGACCGCAGCTTAGGACGGTTCGCTTCATCCGGATAGTTGGCGGCCATTGCCTCTTTCCAGCTCCTGACAAACGGCTCCGACAAGATGGCGACGGCCAATTTGTTGCCATCAGTCGTGTAGCTGACGTTCGTGGTGCTTCCTGGAAAGCGACCGGTGTATTTCACGGTGGATTTAAAGAGGCGTGCCACGGATTATGCGGATTGGAGGTTTGGCTGGGTGCGCAGCAGATCTCCGGTGCAGCCTGGGAAGAGGAGTTCCAGCCTGGCTAAAACCTCGATCTTTTTGCGACTGGGCTCGACCAGGTCTTCAACCAATCTCGCGACACGGCATGCGGAGTCGAAATCCTGATTGCTCGGCAATGTATAGCGCGGGTTGCGATCATGGTCCGGCAGAGCCTTCCACTCATCGAAGGACAAGGGAGGAAGGTTCATGCGCGGATAGTAATTGATGATCGGGTCAGAGTTGGGATTTGGTCCGTCACATTCGAGCACGCGGACTTTAGGGGTGCGAGGATCACGCACGATGATGAAGTTGGAGGACATGGGTGTGGTGGGGTTGGAGAGTTGTAAACGGGCGGGCGTCATGAGCGGCAGTCGGCAGGCCCACCCGCCCGTTCATTTGGGGCCGACAGGGTTCAGGCCGTAATGCGCTCCGGGTCTTCGCGCTTCGGCTCAATGAAGAAGGCTTCGTCCTGGTCGATGCGCAGGCCGATGGCGGCGAGTTCGGCGTCGTCGAGTTTTTTGAGGGCGTCCTTGTCCGGCTCTTCCTTGACGCGGATGAGATCGGTTTTGCCGAGGGATTTGAGGGCTTCCAGAACATCGTTCCACTTCCACTTGCGGTTGAGCAAAACGAGCTTGGGATTGCCGGTGCGGAAACCGAACATGCCGAGGCTGGAGGCGGCCGATTTGAGCTTGCCGAAAAGGCTCTCACGGTGGGTGGTGGCGTATTTCTCGCAGAGCACGAGCTTGGCGGAAATCTCGGTGCTGATGGATTCGATCTTGGGGTTGTGCTCTTCCATGATCTCGGCGAGGAGGCGGTCGCGCAGAGTGACGAGCTGCTCGCGGTCGAGCTGCAGTTTGCAGATGGCATCGACGGTGGACTCGAATTGATTCTGCGAGGTGATGGTGGCGGTGGATTTGAGTCGTGTGGACATGTCAGTTTGTAGTTTGTGGTTGGAGAGAGATGGCGCGGTCTTTTCCGGCCGCGGTGAGTGACCAGAGGGTGATCTGTTCGGTGAGTTTCTCGCTGGTGACGAGGCCGTCTTTCTTGTGACGGTTCATGATGGCGCGGAGCTGATAGGTGCTGCACTGGTGGCGGGATGCCAGGGCATCCGCGGAGGTGCGGCAGAGCAGCAGATCAGCGAGGATGTCATTGGGGTGGATGGATTTCATCGGATGAGTTTGTGGGCACGGACGCGGATGCGGATGGAACGGCGGAGCATGTTGCGGGCTTGGGAGCGGAGGGTATCTGCGATGTGGCCGATGGTTGCGGGATCGCAGTGGTAGAGGTGGCAGTATCCTGGTGAGCCGGGTCCGGAGATGACGAGGCCATCGGAGGCTTCGGCGAGCTGGCGGATTTTTCGGTCTGATAGATGGAGCGCTGCGGCAAGGGTGGCGGCGGTGTGGAATCCGGGATGTGCGGCAAGCCAGGCGAGCAGGCGTTCGGCTTCACCGACTGGAGCGGCCGGTGCGGTGAAGTCGAAGGTTGCTTGCTCGGATGGCATGTCAGTCAACGGGGAGTTCGTAGTCGCGGATGAGGCGGGAGTGGGCGGCGCGGATGGCGGCGCGGGGATCGTCGCGGAGTTTGTTGGACTCTGCCCGGAGTTGTTGGGCGAGGATTACGGTCTTGCGGACTGCGCGGAGGCGGCCATCGCGGGCGGAGATGAAGGCGACGAGATCGGAGATGGCCTCGGCGGTGGGATCATCGGAGAACTGGCGGGCAACATACAATGCGGCGGCCGGGAGTTCGGCGGATTCGAGCGCGTAGGTGCCGTGGATGCCGACGCGGGAGAACTGTTGGTCGTTGGCGCGGATGGCATCGATCATTTCGGGATTGCCGATGAGGGCGACGGGGAACTCGGCGTCATCGGCGAGGTCGAAGATGAGCTGGCGGCCGGACATGGTGAGGCGCTGGGCGTTGTCCACGATGAGGAGGCGGCCGGTGCCTTTGAAGCGGTTGACGAGGAAATCATAGCGGCTGGTCTGGCCTTTCCACTCGCGGTGATCAGTGGTGCGGAAGATGAGGCCTTCGACCTTGGCGGCATCCCGCGTGGTGGCGTTGAGGTTGATGCAGATGGAGGATGGATTTTCGGCGGCGAAGTGGCGGATGGCGGAGGTTTTGCCATTGCCGGCCGGGGAGGTGAGTGCGGCGATGTCTCCGGTCTTGCGGATGAGGTGGAGGACGTTGCCCATTTTGCGGACGACGCTGGTCTGATAGATGGATGAGGCGAAGGACATGCGCTCGCGGATGGAGCGGACGATGTCGAGGGCGATGCGGTCGAACTCGTGGATTTCGCGGTCGAGGTTGTCGTTGATGTATTTGCTGAGAAAGGTCTCGGTGCAGCCTTGGATGCCGAGCAGTGCGGCGAGACGTTTGTTGGTGAGGCCCTGGTCATTGCGGAGTGAGACGAGGGCGGCGATGAGTGCGGGATCGGTGGGGTATTTCTTCATGGGTGTGGATGGTTGGATGGGGTGTGGATCAGAAGTCGAGGTCGTCAGGGGTGGTGGTGGTGTCTGGGGGTGGGGCGATGTGGGAGAGGGCATCATCGGCGACCTGGCCGTGGGTGGCGTAGGTGCGCTGCGCATCGGCCGTGCGGGCGGCCTGCACGGCGTTTGCAGAGCGTCGGCGATCTTCCTTGGTGAGGTCGAGGATGACCTTGTTGTGCTCGCGGTCGGCGACTCGGCCGGCGGCGATGTCCGCGAGGCGGGCCTTGAGGTGCGCTTCGTGGCCGGACTTCACCTTGGCGCGGGCGGCGAGCTGGATGAGGGTCTTGTCCTGGCGGAATGGCTCGGCGCGGACGGTGGGGTGCAGCGTGGTGATGTAGCTGCCGTTCATGTCATGGACATGGGCGCGGCCGTCGGAAAACGGATTGTGATAGACGAGGACTTTTTTGCCGGCATCGAGAGTGACCTGCATGTCCTTGTGATCCCATGATGCGACGTAGGTTTCCTGAGTGTCCGGCCAGAGCGGATTTGGCATCGTGAAGCAGTGATTTGAGCCGATGGTTTTCTCCAGCGACCACGCGGTGGGTAGCAGCAGGCCGACGAATTCATCCTTGAGCCTGGCGATGCAGTTGGCATCGCGGGCGGCCTCGATCTGCATGGCCATGGCGGGCGAGAGGCGCTCTTCCTTGGTGAGGAGTTCGCGGTTTGAGTTGATGCGCTTGAGCAGGAAGCGCTTTTCCTCGGGATCTTCGATGGCGGCGAGTTCGTCCTGGGTGAACCAGGTCTCGGACTTCTCGGATGGACGCCAGAGCGGGATGGTGAATCCGCATTGGTGCCAGCCTTCGAGGCTGTGGCGGGTGCGGGCGTTGACGGCGCGATAGACGGCAAGCACGAGCTGGTGGAAGGTGGCGAGGTCGAGCAGTTCGTGGCGGAGGTTGGCGCGGAGGAATTCCTGAGTGCCGGGATCGACGGCCTGATAGATGGCGGAGAGGAGGTTTTTCTCGACGAGTCGGATGCCATATCTTTCCTCAGGGCCGTTGATGCGCTCCATGGAGCCGGTGGGGCCGGGCAGTGACTGCATGTAGGTGCGCAGCAGACGGAAGGCACTTTCCAGCCAGGTCTTGAACTTGAAGTTGCCGGTGGCGCTTGGCCGGAAGCACATGTCCGCGAAGAGCGGCGAGTCGAACTTGCCGGAGCGGTTGATGAAAACCTTGCCGCCGGTGAGGGCGTGGATGGCGTCCTCGAATGAGTGGTGCCCGGAGAGCGAGACCAGGTCTTTGTTCTGCCAGGTTTTGGCGGTGCCGTGCTCCTGGATCAGTTCGCTGCCGAGAGCATCGGTGCGGTAGCCGCGTGTTTGAAGATGATGGATGGTGAACCATGCAAACTCCTGGCCTGAGAGTGTTTTGTCACGGCCGGAGTCCTGGTCTTTGTATTGGGCGCGAAGGTGCTGGTCGAGATGGGCGGCGGTGTAGAAGTCGAGGGAGTTGAAGGATACGGGCTTCTGGGCGCTGGTGATGCCGGAGATGGCGAGGAAGCCATCGGCGAGCAGGTTGTCGAGATCCTGGTCATCGAAGAGGACGCGGGAAAGATAGGCGCTGCCGATGCGTGTTGTTAGAACGGGCGGGAGGAAGACGGAGGCGGCTTTGGGGCCGATCTTGGCGGCGGCGCGAGCGGCCTTCTTGGGCCGGAGTTTGAGCAGGTTGTCATAACTCCATCCGCGCGGCTCGCCGGTGGCGGGGTCCGGGTCGGGCGCGTGATCGTAGCCGGGGATTTCGAAGTCGCTGCTGCCGGTCTCGCGCCAACATTGCCAGCGGTCGATGAGCTGGCGGTGGGCTTCACGGCCGTCGTCATCGCGCTGGAGATTGTCGAAGATCCCGGCGACGTGGGATTTGAATTTCTCGGGCAGGCCCTTGGCTCCCACGCCGGCGTGGCGCTCATCGATGAGGCCCTTCCAGCCGTGATCCTTGAACCATCTGAGATAGCGATGGACGGCGCCAGGCGATGCGCCGAGCTCCCGCGCGGCCTGCTTGACGATGAGTTGTTTCTCGCCATGGGCGGCGGTGAGCAGGGCATGCACCCAGCGCAGCTTGGACATGACATCCGACTGCACGCGGTCCGGCAGGGAGCAATAGGATGGATAATCGTCGATGAGACGGATCACGGACAGGGATTGGGTGGCGAGGGTGGACATGGCGGTGGTGTGCCGAGGGTTATGCGCGGGGCCCGTTTTTGAAGCGCATGCGCAGGGCGTTGAGCACTACCCAGCGGGCGCGGCCTTTGGCTTCGAGGTCGTAGGCCTGGACCGGGGCGACTTGGTCTCCGGCGAGCTCGATGAGCTTGATGGCGGCCTCTCCTGGGAGGGCGAGGATTTGTTCAAGCGTGAGGGTGAGGGTGATTTGCATGGGATTGGAGTGGTGGGAAACTGCGGCGGTCACAGACCGCCGCTACAGTGATGGGATGACTTTTCCGGCGGCGGGTTTGAGGCGGGCTTTTTTGGCGGCGCGCACGTCGTGCAGTGCGGCTTCCAGATCGTTTTCGAGGGTGGTGAGGGAGATTTCATCCGCCTCGCTGGAGGTGATGGGGATGGTGTGGAGGAAGGCGGCGCTGTCCGGGCTGGTGCGCAGGCTGTGCAAGCCCTCTGCAATGGGCAGGAAGAACTTGAAGGCGAGCTGGCCCATGAGCTCGGCATCGGACGGCTTGTCCTTGCGGTGGGCGGAGGTGTCTCCGCCGGTGAGGGGCTTGTGGGCTTTGACGAGGCTGAGCTCCTCTAACAATGAGCGCTGGGTTTCGCCATCGCTGGCTTTGGCGATGGCGGCCTCGATGATCTGCCGGTCCTTGGCGGCGAGGGTGGCGGGCGGCTTGGAAAGGGCGGTGATGAGGCTGCGGCGGCTGCCGCCCTGAAAGGTGACGCGGAGCCGCTTGGGGCACTTCTCACAGAAGCCCTGATAGACCATGATCAGGCGGTCCGCGGTCTGCCGAGTGAGGTCGGGATCAATCTCGGAGTGGAGCCATTCCTGCCAGGTCTTCCGAGGATGCCCAAGTTGGGCATCCTTCGAATGTTGGTTGTTCCCATGGGTGAATCCGAGGGCGGTTTTCCGATTGTGGAGTTCCCAGCCGAGGCAGATCTGGGCGACGATGAACTGGCGGCCGGTGGTCTTGACGGCGCGGAAGTAGAGGCGGGCATTGTCCCAGGCGGGATCGGGAAGAGGTTGAGGGTTGAGGGTTGAGAGTTGAGAGGAAGAGCGGTTGACGGACTCGGCGAGGATTTTGGAAAATCCGGCTTTGGACACGACTTTGGCGGGCGGGTTGGGGAGTTTGGCTTTGGCGTTCTTGAGGGCCTGGATGACGGCGCGGCGCTGGGGCTTGGCGCGGACCTCGCGGGCGAGGGCGCTCTCGAAGATCTCGCGGAGGTGTTCCGGGCTGCGGGCGTACTCATTCTTGAGCAGCTTCTTGATGTGGGTGGTGGAACGCAGCAGGCTGTCTGTGGCGCAGATGGCGGCGATTTCGTCTTCGATGGATGGGAGGGCGAGGGCTTTGGCGAGGGTGGACATGGGGAATCAGGCTTGAGGCGTTGCTGGTGGGTTTTTGGTGGGAGCAGGGCGTTTCATGGGCGCGGGATTTCAGTGAGCGTTCAGCGGGAGGAGTTGAGGGTGTGGAGATCGGTTAGGAGCCAGGCGGCGGACCAGGCGATCAGTGGGAAGAAGCGGGCGAGACGCCCGCGCTCCCCTGGTAGAGGCCGGCGGGGTCTGGTTGTTCGCGGGCGTTGAGGAGGATGAGGTGCATGCCGTAGTGGCGGCGGAATTTTGCGGCGGCCTTGCGCTTGGCGCCGGTGAGGGTGCGGGCGAACTCGGCATAGGTGGTGGTGCCGCTGTCTGGGCGGTCCGGCTCTGAGGAGCGGCGGATCCAGACGATATCGATGAGGTAGAGCATGGCTGTTAGTTGAGGGTTGGGAGTTGAGAGAAGGGGACGGGGCGGATGCTTAGTGGCGGCTTTATCAGACCGAGCCGGGCCTTGCGGAACACCGGCCATCCGCCCCGAAGGGGTTTGTGGGTTAGCGGCGGCGGGCGTGGACGTCGTGCGCCTGGCGGATGGCGAAGTCCCGGCCGGCGTTCCAGCCGCGGTTATACTGGCTGCGATAGATGCGGCGGTGATGCCAGGCGGTGATGGCTGCGGAGAGGGCGGCGATGAGCACGGCGCCGGCGATGAGGATGAGAGGTTCGAGAGCTTTCATGGGTGTGGTAGTGCGGAGGGGGTGGATCAGGCGGCGGTGAGGATATCGGTGAGGGCGTCCCGGCCGCGGTCGGTGAGGTTGAGCCAGGTGACGCGGCGGTCCGCGGCGGACGGGGCGCGCTGGATGAAGCCGCGGGCTTCGAGCCCATCTGCAATGCCGGTGACGGCGGCGGTGGAGAGATCCAGCTGCCTGGCGGCGCCGGTCATGGTGAGGGAGTCCGCGCCGGATGCGCGCAGGGCGCACAGGGCGTGCAGGGAGCTGGCAGAGAGGCGGTATTGATCCGCGCGGGCAAGGATGCCGGCGAGGGTGGCGGCGGTGGTGGCGGTGGGCAGGGCGATCATGGGTGTGGATGGGGTGGGAGGTGGTTTGGTTTCAGGGCAGGAGTTTGGCGGCGAGGCGGGCGAGGCGGGGCGGGCAGGCGGGATCCTGGAGGATGGCGGCAGCGAGGCGGGCGCGGAACTGGCGGCAGATGTGATGGGTGGCGCCAGGGGAGATGCCACACTGGCTGGCGAGATCCCGGAGGGTCTGCGGCTGGGGCAGCAGCCCGGCGGCACGCAGGGCCTCGCGGCGGAGCCGGGGATCCGACTCGGCGCGCTGCACCCAGGCGTCTGCCAGGGCAGAGGCCAGGGCTTCGTCGTCGTCGTCGTGAAGGTGGTCGGGCATGGGGTGGTTGGCGGTGTGGAGGCGGGAGGTCAGAGGGCGGCGGTGGGTTGCATTTTGTTGACGGTGTGGAGGTGGGCTGGTGGACTTCAGGCATGGAAACCGGATGGATCGTCATTATTGTTTTGAGCGTGGGATGCAGCCTGGCCGCGGCTTACCTGAAGCCGTGGATCGACCGCAGGAAGCGGGCGGCTAAATTCCGGGCTGCGGCACTGGCTGAGGCTGCTGCCGCCAGGACCCGCCAAGCGGCATCCGGCATCAAAGGGGACGGTTTCTCCGCGTTGTTTCTGCTGCACCGTGCGCTGCACCACCGGATCCGGGGCGTGGGATGGGCGGTGTGGGCCGGGATCCTGTTGGTTTGCAGTATGGGGCTGTCCCACATCGGCTGGTGGGCCTGGGGGCCGGCGATCATCGCGGTCGAGTTGTGTTTCTTCCGCGCGTCTTATTTCGCGGCGAAGGCGACGGCTCTCACGGAGATCGCCGAGGAAGCTGTCAAGCACCAGGGTGAGCAGACAGAGGGCAAAGTTGAAGGCGATTAGCTGCTCAACGGGGATGGTGGTTTTCATGGGGGTCAGGCGGGTTTGGAGAGGTATAGTTCGATGGCTCGGCGAACGGTGGCGGAGAATGACCGATCCTCAGCGTCTGCCCGCTGAATGATCGCTTCTTGGAGGGGCCGCGGCATGGTCACTGAGCACGGCTTGTTGTCGTCGCCGGTTCGTTTCCGGCAGGCTCGTTTCGTGGAGGTGTTCATGGTTTTGGTCGGGTATCGCGTTCGGTATGGGCGAATCATGTTCGATATTATACCCGAGGCAAGGAAAATCTTGCGAATCCCAGGAATTTTATTATACCCAGCACGTGGCCAATTCTCCGCACCCTGACACCGTCACTGTTTCATTCACGTTGCCAAAGGCGATGGCAGACGCGGTAACGCGGCGGGCTAAACTCGAATTGACCAACAAGAGCGACATTATTCGCAGGGCATTAATGGCCTATCTTCCTCCACAGGAAGTGGCGGCAATAAAGCAGAGTATCTCGCCCGAGTCCTCGGGGACGAAGCGGCGGGCGTAGAAAATAATGTGATTGTAGGGCCTTGGAGCTGAGCAACCGAAACACGTGATGAAAAAATACAAGGTAATCTCTCAGAAGGACAAGTGGTTCAGCGGGAAGTTTGATCCAGAGGTCCTGGAAAAGGTTTTGAACGAGCATGCTGCTGTTCATGGCCTTACTGGCCTGGGTGGCGTGACCATGGCTTCGAAGCGGGCGGGACGCCCGCGCTCCCTTGGAAGAGGGTGTGCTATGATGGGGGCATGGAAGCCCCCTGCAAGACCGCTGCGAAGCCCGTGCAACTCTCGCTTTTTGTGTGGGAAAGCGAGGTGGTGACGCGGGGGCCTGGGCGGGTGGAGGTGGTGGCACGGCGGCCGCTCTCCCACATGAGCCGCCGCCAAGCGGCGAAGGTGCTGGGGGTGAGCGAGTGGACGGTGAGCGATCTTTTCCGGCTGGGCTTGCTGGCAGGTTACAAGCCCGGCGCGCGGGTGAAGAGGAAGGACGGCAAGGCGAGCAACGCAGCGCTGAGGCTGGACTCTGAAAGCGTGCTGCGCTATAAGCAGCAACGCGAGGCGATGAGCCGCGTGGAGGCGTGAGGGAAGATGCGGGCGGGGCGCCCGCGCTCGTGCGAAAAACGCGAAAGGTGTGGGACTTGTGGGAGGTGTGACGGCGGGCGGTTAGAGGGTGTGGTTGGATGCGTTCACGACTGCGGAACGCGGAGTGCGCAACGCGGAGCGAACCACCCAAGATTACCCAGGACCACGACCATGAACCTCGCATCCCACGTCCGGCATTTCCTTACCTTTCTCGCAGGCCTCGGCACCATCCTGTTAGGGTGGAACCTGCTGGCGCCGGAGCAGGTGGCGGAAGTGAATGCGGCGGGCGGGAAGCTGATCGAGCCGCTGATGGTGATCCTGGGCGCGGTCGGAGTGTTCGTGGCCCGCATGGCGCTCGCATGGATTTCGAAAATCTTCCGGAGTGGATCCGGGGAGTTGGATAACCACAAGGGAGGCTCCGGGGGGGGCCTCCCTTGCCTTTTGCTGCTGTGCGGGATGGCGGGCTTAATGGGTTTTTGCCTGCCGTCCTGCGCGGCGGTCTCCGGCATGCCGATCAAGGCCAGCCTGAAACTGAAGGAGGGCAGGCTCTCCTACAGCTCCAAAGGCGGGATCGAGATGCAATACCGGCCGGGATACGGGCGGATGCCGGCCGTCTACGCGGCGAGTGCCAAGTGATCAGTGATCAGTGATCAGTGCAAAGAGCAAGATTTCTAAGACGATGAGAGCCAAATTCAAAATCACCACCGTGACCCGCACCGAACACGGCACGGAGATCCTCAAGTTCCAGGCAGTGTGCGCCAAATCCTATCCGGCGGACGGAAGCGATGAGGACAACAGTTACGCCAAGTTCACGCCGGTCGCATCCTTGGAGATGCACGTCACGAATCCGGACCTGCTCGGGAAATTCGAGCCAGGGGACGTGTTCTACGCCGATTTCACCAAGGTGGAGAAGCCTATCCCATAAATAAGAAGGGGCGGTGGCCAGCCGAGATCCGAACGGATGAGAGACAGATTCCAGCGATCGCCGAAGCGCCGCCGCCCCACCCGCTCTAACAACCAATAACGCCCGATGAGTCTCGTGAATGACATCAAGCGCATCCAGGGATTCTACGGCCTGGTGCGTGACGGGGTGGTGGGACCTATGACGGTGGGCGCGATCCTGAAGGATATCTCGGCGCGAGACGGGACGGATGCGGGCGAGACGCCGGCGCTCCCTCTGGACGAGCGGTCCCGCGAGCACATCGCGAGCCTGGACGCGAAAGCGCGCGAGCGCTTCGAGCAGCTGACGCTGATGGGCAAGGCGACGGCGGCCACCTTTGGCTGCGAGTATGTGATGATCGAGGGCCACCGCACCTGGGCAGAACAGGATGCGCTGTACGCCAAACGCCCGAAGGCGACGAACGCGCGCGGCGGATACTCGAACCATAACTTCGGCATTGCGGCGGATTACGGGGTGTTCCGCGGGAAGTCCTATCTGGACGAGGCGGATCCGAAACTGGCGGCGCAAATCCATGCGGCGGTGGCGGTGCATGCGCGCCGGCTGGGCTTCGAATGGGGCGGGGACTGGAAGAGCCTGCGGGATTATCCGCACTACGAAATCTCCACCGGCCTGACGATGGCGGAGAAACGGAAACGCTACGCGGAAAGGGGGAGCGTGCTGTGATGGAGGCGGAAGAGCTGTATCTGGACGTGTGCCGGGCCGGAGATCCGGCAGCCGCGCTGCGCGGGATGGGGGATGGCGAGCTGCGGCTGGTGCTGGGCCACTGCGGGCGGGAGATGACGGAAAACAATGTGGCGGGCGTGGTGCTGGGCCATGCGGTGGGCGAGGCGCTCAGAAGATTCATGAAGACGAAGGGAGGGACGGATGTTTGATCTGGTGGCGAATGCCAACCCGGACACGCTGATCTCGGGAAACTGGCTGATCGCCATCATCGGCGCGATCGCCTCCGGAATGGCCCTGGTGATCGGAAAAATCCAGGGCCGCCGCGAAGGCGAGACGAGCCGGGAAGTGACGCTCAAGAAGCCGGTGCCCACCGTCCGCACGCAGGAAGAACCGCAGTATGTCACCCTGGATGACTTCAACGGGCACCTGCGGCGGATCGAGAGCTCCTTCTCCGAGATCAAGGATGCGCTGGATTGCGAGCGCGGAATCGCCCGCACGGCCAACAGCAACATCCACAAACGCATCGACTCGATGAGCGAGAAAATCGGGGAACGCCTCGGCAAGGTGGAAGGCACGCTGGCGGGGGTGAAAGACACGACCGCGACGCTGCTGGATCTCGCCCTCGGAAAAATCAAACCCGGAAACAACCGCTCCTCATGAATCCCGAACTGACGATCCTGAGCGCTCTGCAACCGTGCCATCCGCGCGGCCTGCGCGAGCCCGTGCTCAAAAACGCCGTCCCGAACTACGGGGACGCGCTGAGCCTGTCGGATCTGCGCCGCCACTGCGCGAACCTGGAGGCCAAAGGTCACGTGACCATCACGGCGACCGAGGATTTCACTTTGATCAAAATCACCGCCGAGGGCCTGGCCCGACTCGCCGAATGATCCGCAAGCGCAAACGCAAGGTCCGGGGCGATTCCAAGCTCCACAATCTGCAACCGGAAAGCCGGGTGCTGGAACTGCGCGATCTGTTGTTAGGCGGAGCCACTTACAAGGAAGCCAGGAAGTGGCTGTGGGAAACCTGCCAGGTGAGCACCACGGGGGATGCGCTGGGCCGCTTCTGGGCGCTGGAGTGCCAGCCGATCAAGGACGAGGAAACGAGCCTCACGGCCGCGGTGGCGGAAGGGATGATCGACCGGATCGGCGCGGTGGACTGGGACGCGGCGACGGAGGAGCTGATGCGGCAAACGACCTTCGAGCTGCTCAGCGGCCAGCAGGTGGACGGCAAGACGAAGGTGCAATACATCCGGGAGTGGAACAAAATCCGCGGGCAGAAGAGCGCGGAGAAGAAGGCTGGCGATCTGGCGCGCAGCAAGGAAGAGGCCGGGATCGACGCGCTGGTGGAAGCCGCCAAGGGCGACAAGGAAGCCGAGGACCTGCTGCGCAAGCTCAACGAACGGCTGGCGAAGAAAGGGGGCCGCGCCGGATGAGTGGCGCCGCATCCAGACTGAGCCAGCGCCTGGCGGAAGCGGCGGGCTCCGGGCCGCTCCAGGCAGCCAGCCTGAAGGAATTCCTGCTGAAGCATGCCCGCGTGAAGACCTCCGGCGGCGAGTATGTGCCGTATGGCTTCACGGGACGGCCGGTGCTGGAGCACATCACGGAGCGCTTCGACCTGATCCTGGGCAGCCACACGGGCGAACCGCTGGAGGATGCGACGTTTGCGATCTGCGGCGGGGCACAGTGGGGCAAGACGATCTTCGCGCTGAACTTCGGCGTATACCTCACGGCGTGCCGTTTCTACAACTGGGGCTACTATCTGCCGGACGATGACCTGGTGCAGGGCATCGTGGATACCAAGCTGCGGCCGGATGTGGTGGAGCAGATCGACGGGCTGCAGGGCATGATGGAGCTGGGAGCCACGGTGGACAAGAAGGGCCGCAAGGTGGTGAACCGCAAGGGCGCCTTCATGGTGACGGACGGGACGCGCAAGGCCTTCGCGATGATCCGGGGGATGGGCAAGATCCCGACTTCATTCTCCATGGACTGCGCGATGGAGGATGAGAAGGATGACATCCCGGAGCGCAACGCGAAGTTCCTCTCCGGCCGGATGACGGCCTCGAAGCTGCGGCTGGGATCCTCCATCGGCACGCAGCGGAAGTTCGGCAAGGGGCAGCACAAGCAATTCATGGACGGCACCCAGGAAGTGCAGATGTTCGCGGTGGGAGATACGGGCCGGACGATCAACATCGAGGAGAACTGGCCCCAGGTCTGCCGCATGGCCGTGGACGGCACGCCGCAGCCGGGCGACCCGAAGCTGACGATGGCCGGGAACTTCAAGGACGATGCGGGGAACGTGTGGGACTATGACCCGGCGGGGACCTTCTATGTGGCGGATCCGGAAACGGGAATACCGCTGGACCGGAACCAGCCGATCTTCGTGGAGCGCCGGCCGGAGCGGGCGAAGCTGCGCCGCTGGTCGATCCGCGTTTCCCAAGTGGCGATTGCGGCGATTTCGCTGAACCAGCCGGTGAGCCGCTGGCAGGATGCGGTGAAGGACCCGGAGGTGATGGAGGTCTTCTACTGCGACGTGCTGGCGCTGCCGCGCAACAGCAGCCAGGCGCTGACGCCGGAGATCATCACGCGGGCCCGCAGCGTGGAGCAGCCGTTCGATCTGCGGATGAGCCTGCGGCCGGGCTGCGCGAGCTACGCCGGCGTGGACACGGGCAACCGCTGCTGGTTCTTCGCGCGGGAGGTGGAGGACGATTTCACGAAGCGGGCGCTGTGGGCCGAACAGATTCCGCTAGGCGATGTGGTGCGCCGGGTGGTCTCGCTGGCGCGCACGCTGGATGTGGGCTGCCTGATGGTGGACGCGCATCCGCATGTGGATCAGGCGCGCTCGATCACCTACGCGCTCAACGGGCTGGAAGGCATCAAGTGGCCGGTGGTGGAAAACCCGGAGAAGGAACGCATCGAGTTCCCCGGCGGGCTGGTGTGGGACGGTCCTAACAACCGCTGGGAAAACCTGCGCGCGGCGGTGGTGCAGTTCACGGTGAAGCCGGGCGGCGGCACGGTGCAACGGATCGGCACGGATGAGCAGGATGGAGTCAAGCGGCTTTACCCGATCCTGCAGGTGAGCCGGTTCGATTTGTTGAACCGCGTGGTCAACGAGTTCCTCACTCCGAAGGAGCAGGTGAACCGGGTGAACGCTGACGGCGAGGTGGTGGAGCATCCGGTGATGCGCCTGCCACAGAAGGTGGCGGGCAGCCCGGCCATCGTGGAAACGCTCGACGCGCATCTGATCACGGGTTCCGACAAGGACGACAAGGGGGACTTCGTGGACGAATGCGAAAACCACCTTTTGTTAGCGGACGGATACTCGGCGCTGGCGGAACTCATCGGCGGCGCGAAGCGCGAGCCGGTGGGCACGGGCGGCTATCAGGCCGTGGAGGAACTGCGGCCGGAGAACCGGCGGATCGGAGGTGGTCTGTGAAGATTTTCATGATGGCTCTAAAATCGATTTTAAGCCGGGGGCGGTCCTGTGGCGGACGATTGCGCCCGAGTCCGGCCGCGACGCCCGCGGGACCCTTGCACGGCCTTGCATGGGCCTGTCTTGTGGAAGGGGGTGAGCGATGAACCCTGCGGGCATCCTTGGGCCGGACGGAAGGCCTGTATCGGTGGAGCGGGTGGCGCAGGAACGCAGCTCGCGTTTCAACCCGATCGCGAACTGGACGCCGGATGTGCTGGTGCGCCAGCTGGTGGCCTACGCGAGGGGCGAGATCGCGCCATTGTCCTGGGTGATGGAATGGCTGGAAACGCACGATGAGGTGATCCAGACGGTGGCACCGAAGGCGAAGGCCGCGGTGAGCCGGCATGGCTACGACGTGCTGATGAAAGACGAGGTGCATGCGGACCAGCGCCAGCTGGCCGAAGACCAGCAGGGCAAGGTGCAGGAGTTCTACCAGAATATCCAGGTGGGCGATGCGGTGGATCTGGAGCAGGGCGGAGGATCGCGGCTGCTGTTCCAACAGGTGATGGACGGGTATGGCAAAGGCTACGCGGCGCATCACATCATCTGGCGGCCGGGCGCTGCGCTCTCGGCAGAGATCCTGAAGGTGCCGACGTGGTTCTTCGAGGTGAAGACAGGCCGGCTGCGGTTCCTGCCCAGCACGTGGGCGCTGGATGGCATTCCGCTCGATACGCTCGGCGGCCGTGGCGCGTGGATGATCTCGCGCGGGCGTGGCGTGATGCTGGCGGGCACCATCGCCCGCATGTTCAAGCAGATCCCGCTGCAGGACTGGCTGACCTACTGCGACCGGCACGGCATGCCGGCGTTCCTGGGCAAGACCCGCGCCGCGAAGGGGACGGACGCGTGGAACCAGATGGCGCAGGCCGTCGGCAGCATCGGCGCGGAATACGGTGCGGTGATCAACGTGGACGATGTGATCGACGTGCTGGATCTCAAAGGCCAGGGCGAGCTGCCGTATGAAAAGCTGGTGGACCGCATGGACCGGGCACAGGTGATGCTGTGGCGGGGCGGCGACCTGAGCACGATCTCGCGCGGTGGCGGCGCGGTGGGCTCCAACCCGCAGACCGAGGAAACCGACGAACTGGACGCGGACAACGCGGAGTGGGTGTCTGAAACGCTGAACCGGAACCTCACCCAGCGGGTGATCCGCTACCACTTCGGCGATGCCGCGCCGATCCTGGTGGAGATCAAACTGCGGACCAAGACGCGCGACAACGTGCGCCAGGACCTGGCGACCGTGAAGCAGGCGAGGGACTTCGGGGTGCGGGTTTCGCAATCGTGGTTCACCAAGAAATTCGGCGTGGTGGAAGCGGAGGATGGCGAGGCCGCACTGGGCGAGCTGCAAGCCGCCAAGCCGCAAGCCGCCGCAGAAGAGTCCGCAGAAGAATCCGCCATCAACACCATGACGTTCCGGGAGTGGGTGGCGTCCGTTAGACGGCCGGATACCGCCGATGTCTTCGATGATCTGGCGCGGGCCGCGCAAGACGCCGGCATGGACGATGCAGCCTTCCTGCAACTGGCGCAACAAACAGTGGCCACGCTCCAGGACCTGGATCCGGAAGCCGCAGATTCCCTGGCCGATGCCATGGCGCAGGCCATGCAGGCGCAAACCCGCCAAAGCTCTCCCTCATGAAATCCAAACTCCCATTCCCCACCCTGGCCAACTCCGCCGTGGCGGACGCGATCAATGACGCGCTCGGCGCGTTCAATGAACTGAACCTCGCCGATGGCGAGAAAGAGAAACGCTACCTCTACTGCCGCTATGGCACGTATCCGCAGCAGGTGCCAGGCATCGGCGTGGTGCAGCAGGTGGTGGACCCGGAGGCGGCCGCCCAGATCGTGGCGAACTTCCGGAAGTCCGCCGGGCTGGAGGTGATGTTCAAGGGTGTGCCGCACTACGAAGGGCACCCGGACGATCCGGCATGGCTGGCGCAGAACCCCGGCCACAAGCCGATCGCGGTGGGCCGCATCAAGCAGGTGGAAGCCGGGGAAGACGGCATCTATGTGACATCCGTCTTCAACACCATTGGCGTGCCACTGCTGAGCGGCTCCGCGCCGGCCTATGACGGCCACTCGCCGCGCTGGAGGCTGAGCGCCATCCCCGGCAAGCCAAAGCACTACCGGCCGGTGATGCTGCTCAGCGACGGGCTGACGAACAATCCGAACATACCGGGAAGCCGCATCGCGCTGAACGCGGCGGCGGCGGCCGCATCCTCTCCTGATGAGAACCCCGCATCCGGGGCCCAAACCGAGAACCAAACCGACCATATGAAACTGACACCAGAAGCGCTCAAGGCTCTCGGGTTCGCGCCCGACGCCACTCCGAGCGAAGCAGACATCTCCGCGGCAACCATGAAGCTGCTGGGCGAGAAACAATCCTCCGATGCCGCCAAGGCGACCGCGGAGACCGCAGCGAACACCGCCAACGGCCAGGTGACCGCGCTGAATACCGAGCTGGCGGCCGTGCGCGGCAAGCTCAGCGAAACCGTGGCCGCCAACGCCGTGACCCAGGGCCGCATCACGGAGGCGGACAAGCCGAAGTGGATCACCGCGCTCAACACCGACTTCGATGGCGAAAGCGCGAAGCTCGGCAAGCTGATGCCGGCGCTCAACACCAGCTCCCAACTGCCGGGCGATATCTCCAGCCGCCGGGATCCGAACGTGGTGGACATGGCGGGCGGCATGGAGGCGATGAACGCGGCCGCGCGGGCTTACGCCTCCGAGCACAACATCGACATCAGCAACACGGACGGCTGGAACCGCGCGTGGAACGGCGCGAAAGCCGCCAAGCCGGAAGTCTTCCACCGCGAAGCGAAGTAAACCGTTAGAAACCAGACAACAGCAAGACCACAGCAAACAGAAGCCAATATCATATCATGAAAACGCACCTGCTCTTCACGGCCATCCTGATGGCCCTCGCCCTCGTCCCCGTGGTGGTGACGATCTTCCGCGCCTATGCCAGCCCTCCGGGCGGCATCACGGCGAGCAATACCGCCGGTCTGACCGACGGCGGCATCGTGACCCGCTGGCCGACCACGGCATTCACCGTGCCAAACCTGGTGGCGGGCAAAGGCGCCACCGCAGGCAAGGATATCCTGCCCTGTGCGGCCACGGGTGTGGTGCCGCTGGGCTTCGTGCCGGATACGGCCGCCATCGGCGAGCCCGCCGCGGTGCAGATGGGCGCGGGCAACATCGTGCTGGGGGTGGCCAGCGGGCCCATCGGCGCGGATGTGCCCGTTTACACGGATGCCGGCGGCAAGCTGACGGCTACGGGCGGCACCGGGAAATACCTGATGGGGCGGAGCGTGACTGCGGCCGCCGCGAACAACGACGAGTTCTCTCTGATCCCGGCCGCCCTCCCGGTGCTCCAATAAGCCCACCCGCCACCTCACAAGCCAGAAAACCAATCCTATGAAACAACACTACAACTTCTTCTGCGGAATGACCGGCGCGACGACGCTGGCCATGGCTCCGCAGCACTTCGGCGACATCGTGGCGGTCAACGCCGCGAGCGCGTTTGCGGCCTCGCTCGCCCAGGACATCAGCGGCTACCTGGCCGGCCTGCCGAGCACGGACGAAAGCAATCTGCTGGACCTGCTGGCGCCGCCGGTGATGACGGCGGATTTCTTCCAGTTCGCCAAGGCCGATGACCTGGCCTATCTGACGGAGGCGGACGATTCCGACATCCGGGCCGTGGGTGCGAACTTCAAACGCATCCAGTTCTCCGGCACCACGGTGACGGATGGCACGGTGCAGAAGGGGCTCACGCAGCGCGTGGACCACCGGACGATCCCCATGATCAACGGCAGCCGCGTGGCCGGCTGGGAGAACAACGTGGCGGCCGGCCTGAAGCACCGCCTGATCCGCGCCGAAAAGGTCCGCGCGCTGGCGGTGCTGGATGCGGCGGCAAACAACACGGCCGTGAACTGGACGACCAACCCGCACACGGCCAACCCGGATGGCGACATCCGCAAGGCCGCCGAGCGGGGCCGCCTGGCCACGGGCCTGCCGAGCACCCATGTGATGCTGGGCTCCACCGCGCAGCAAACGCGCCAGGACGCCTATGAGGCCGGGGCCCGCACCAACAACGGCAACCATGGCGACTACACCCCGCAGCAGATCGCCAACTACGCGCAGTGCCGCACGGGCTTCATCGAGAACGGCATCAAGCAGGCCAAGAAGGGCGCCGCCAAGGTGGCGACGCTGGGCAACGTGGTCTACACCTACAGCGCCGAGAAGACGCCAATGGTGCAGGACCCGAGCAACATCAAGCGCTGCTGGAGCCCCACGCTCAACGGCGGCATGTGGATGGTCTTCGTCCAGGAGAGTGCGGCATGGACGGACATCACCGTGTTCCACCAGTCCAAGATCATCATTCCGATCTCGGTGGGCATCGAAAAGCTGACCGTCAGCTAAAAATCACCGGACGGGACTCCGGTCCGTGCGATGGGCGGCCTTCTGGCTGGTTGTGCCTCCCATCGCACCACCGGGGATCTGACTCCAAACTCTCAACTCTCAACTCTCAACGATCAACTCTCAACCAAATGGCCAACTGGGTGAATCTCACGGTGGATGACGCGCTGAGCGGAATGACGCAGCGCGAGCGCGACGATTTCGCCAAGGCTTCTGCCGGAACGACGGTGCCAGACCGCCTGGTCCCGATCCTGGAAAACATGGTGGCGGAGATCCGCGGATACATCACGACGTGGAGTCCTAACACGATCAGCGCGGATCCGGACAAGATCCCGCCGGGCTTCAAAGCGCATGCCGTGGCGATCGTCCGCTGGCGGACGCTCACGTCCATTCCCGGCTACAATCCCGGCGCTGCGAGGGAGAAGGAATATGACGCGGCCAATGCGTTTTTCCGCGATGTGGCGCGCGGCGTGATCCGGCCGGAACCCGCGGACGATGCGGTGGCCAATCCGACGCCGCCGGAAAAACCCGCCGGAGTGCAAGTGGTGAGCGCGCCTCCCGCCCGCACCGGGCGCGAAAGAATGAACGGACTCTAACATGCCATCCATCGCCACAGACCGGCCGCTCAAAGAGGCGGTGGCAACGCTCGCCCGGAAGACTCCGGTGGGTCTGCCGCTCACGAGCGCGGAAATCGACCTGCTGCCGGGCGAATTCAAACTGCGGGCGATGCTTTCCGCACGGGTGGAGGACGAGCGGTTGTTAGCCGAGATGCAGGAGCGGCTGCAGGCGCGCATCGAGCTGGCGAAAAAGGACGGGCGGACGATGGACCGCGGGGTGTTTATCGAAGAAATGCGCGCGGAGCTCCGGAAGGCGGGCTACAAGCGCGGGGATGCCAAACGCGGCAGTTTACAGGATCTGAAATCCACGCGGCGGCTCGGTCTGATCTGGGACATGAATGTGGCCCAGGCCCAGGGCTATGCCCAATGGCAGGCCTGGATGACGGACGCGGCCCGGCTGATGGTGCCGTGCCTGGAACTGGTGCGCGTGCGCCAGCGCATGGAACACCGGAACTGGCCGGAGGTGTGGGCCCGCGCGGGCGGCGAGTTTTTCGGCCAGCCCGGCCCGGACTATCCCGCGGCGCCGGGGCGCATGATCGCTGCGAAGGATGATCCGATCTGGCAAAGGATTTCCCGCTTCGGCACGCCGTGGCCGCCATTCGATTGGGGGAGCGGAATGGGACTCAAGCCGATCCGCCGGATGGAGGCGGAGGCACTGGGGGTGCTGGGTCCGGAGGACCTGGTGGCCGCAGTGGATACGCCATTCAATGACGGGGCGAAGGCGAGCTTGAAAGGCATCCCGGAAGCCGGGCGGAAACGCATCGTCGAATTACTCGCGGGCGACGTGGAAATCCTCGGCGAGGAGATCCGCATCATCCCGCCGGAAAGCGGGGACGCGATGGCCGGGCGCGGCAAGAAACGGATGCCGGCCGTTTTCGATGGAGTCAACCGGCCGGCTCCGAAGCCGGCTGGCCGCCCGCTGGCTGAGGTGGTGACGGTGCGCGGCGAGCATGAGGTGGCCAAGGCGATCCGCAGGGGCATCACGGCCGCGGACCGCGTGCACGGTGACGGCCTGCTGCCAATGGTGGAAGTGGCGGTGCGCACCCCGGTTTTCCAACCATGGGTGGCGGGCGACTACCAGCCGGTCACCTCGCGCGCGGGCACGCCACTGCTGCGCATCAATCCCAACGCGATCCACCCGGAGTTCGCCACGCTCCACGAGCTGGGACATCTGATCGACAACCTGGGGCTGCACACGCCCGACGAGGCCAGGCTCTATGCCAGCGAAGGCCAGCCGGACATGCGGGAGCTGATGCGGGAAATCCGCAAGAGCACCGCTGCTGGCAGGCTGGCAGCACAGGTGCCGGAAGGAAGCTATCTGCTGAGCGCCCGCGAGTTCTTTGCGCGCGCTTACGCGCAATACATCGCCGAGCGGGCGGGCTCCGCCGGGCCGCTGGAATTCATCCGGGAGATCCGCGAGGGGGCGGTGGAGGAGGCCCGGCTATACCGGCACAGCCAGTGGTCATGGGCGGACTTCAACTCAATCAGCCGTGCGATGTGGCGGCTCTTCACGAAAGGGGGATGGAAATCCGGTCGATGATCTCACCCCGCCCATTCCTGATGACGACGAGGCCCTGGGCATCCACCTCGGGAGTGTCCCCGATGGCGTTTGCATACCGCTCCGCGGTTTCCGGATCCAGGCCGGTGAAGCGCCCGATGAGTTCCGCGAATGCCGTGATGTCCACCGTCATGGATGCACGCTTAGCACAGGCCGCACCCCGCCACAACCGGAAAGGAGGCCGGGCATGAAGCTGAAACTGGAGATCACGGTGAGCGCGGCGGACGCGACGAATTTCCTGGTGACAATCCAGGGCAAGCTGACCCGCCGGCACGAGCTCAACGAGGTGCTCGGCACGCGCCTTGCACACGAGCTGCAGGCCCATTTCACCGCGCGCAATAAGGAGCCTAACAAGATGGAGGCACCGAAGACGAACTTCTGGCAGGACGTGGCGGAGGCCACCAAGCTGGAGGAAGTGACCGATGATCAGGCTGTGGTGGCCATCGCCGAGCAGCGGTTCCGCATCCACCTCTCCGGCGGGGTGATCAAGCCCACCGGCGGGCGGAAGTGGCTCACGATCCCGCTGATCAAGGACGCCCGCGGCCGGCGGGTGGAGGACTACGAGAAGAAGTTCGGCAAGAAACTCTTCCGGCCCGGCTATGCGCGGGTGCTGATGGAGCGCGGCGATCGCGGCGACCGCACGATGATCGGCGGCCAGGGCGTGACCGTGCGGCGGGGGGATAGCTTCCAGGAAATCGGCATGCGGGAGCGCTCGCGCGTGCGGCCGGTCTTCGCGCTCAAGAAACAAGTCACCATCAAGCGCGATCCGCGGGCGCTGCCGCCCATGGCCAGCCTGGCCGCCGCACTGCAGGAGGAAGCCAACGATTATATCCAAATCACCAGCCGGCAATCATGAGCAAACTCTACGACATGCGGGAAGATCTCGCACAGAGCATCATCGCGGCGGACATCGGCTGGACCGCGGACACCATCCTGCTCAAGCGCCAGACGGATCTCTGGAATGATGTGGCCACGGCCATCGCGGGGAGCAGCTCCGGCGCGGTGCTCCACATCGGCGTGGCGGAGGGATCCAGCGCCGAGGATGACGAGCTGGAAATGGAGGTGACGGTCCCGCTGACCATTCTGTGCCTGCCGCAGTGCGAAGCCGGGGCAATACCGGAAGAGGATCTCTGGGAGGATCTGGTCCGCCATGTGCACGACCTGAGACTCGGCACGCTGCCGCACTCCTACCGGTTCCGGTTCCGCTCCTTCTCCGACCTGGAGATCGAGGCGGACCGCGGCACGGGCTACCTGGGCAGGCAAACCGTTTTTGTTAGAAGGCTCTCCCTGTAGGAGGCCAAGACTTCAACACCCAAGACAAAACACCATGAAAAAGGAGAACCCTATCAACACCGCCGCGGATGGCAATGCCGCAGAGACCGCCGAGCCGCGCAACGTGGCTGTCACCGTGCTGGAAAACCGCACGAGGATCCGCGGTGCGATCGTGGCTGCAGGCCCCTGCGATTTCCCGCTCAGCAAGAGCGAAGCAGAGGCGCTGCAGGCACTGGGCAAGGTCCGCATCGACGGCATTTTCTGAGCGCACTCACCACCACACCAACCACTAGAAACACACGACCATGGCCGCACTGACCACTAAACGCCGGGAATATAAAAACGCCAGGCTCTACTTTATCCCCGTGGGGGAAGTCATCCCGCTGGGGGACGGAGAATCCTCCCTCACTGTATCCAAGACCACTTGGCCTGACAACACCCCGCCGAGCAACTGGACTGGCTATCAGTTCGACGATATCGAGACGGTGAAGGAGTCCAAGGAATTCGACACAGAGACATTCAAGATCCCCGCGGCTGCGGGCGGATACCTGGATGATGAAGAGCAGACGCTCAAAAAGCGGATGTGGACGGCCGCCACGGCCAAAACCAACAACCTCCTGAAGCAACTGGAGCACGCCCTGGCCGCTGTGCCGGTGGTGGGCACTCCGCAGGCCCCCGGAGCAAAGCAGGATAATTACCTGGAGGGGGTGATGTTATTGGAGATCCAGAACAAGGACGGCCCGGTCATCGAGCGCACGCAGGTTTGGGCACGGCTGAGGCTGGTGACCGCCGGCGACGTGGGGCCCGCCACGAGCAAGATCGAGTTCTCCCTGGAACAACGGGAAAGCGGCAATAACACCTTCCTTCTGGTGGCGTGATGGAAATGCGCAGCGCGCCATGAATCACGCGCTGCGCACGCAGACCCCAGGAACCCCAACCCCACAAAGCGATGCCAGGCATCCCACCCACCATCCACACCCCGCCCTCGGCAGGTAGCCCGCCGGGCGCTCCACCCACCATCCACACCCCGCCATCCTCGGGAACCACGCCGGCAGCGCCGGCGGGGGTGTTCAGTCCGCCGGGCGCGGGGAGTGGAGACGCATTCGATCTAACGGATGCAGTCCACCCGGAGCGGGCAGGCAGGTATGTTTATTTGGGATTGCTCGATGATGAGAATCCGCTCTGGGCGCGCGAGGATGGCAACCTCGCGCTGGACGAGGGCGTCGGCACGGGCGGCGGGTATTACTTCATCCAGCGGGATGGCGGTGGCGGCACCTACGTGTGGAACCTCGAATACAGCGAGGACATTTTCACCACCTCCCCCAATCTGCTGCTGAGCGCCTCCGCATTCAGCGTGGAGCGCACGGAACAGCCCACCCCACTGGATGTGGGCAGCTGGTATGACTGGCAAGAGGAGGGTGTGGCGGAAGACCTCACCCTGCTTCCCGCGCACACGCTGGCTGCACCGGTCGCGGTTTATTCCCCGCCGGGCGCCGGCACCCCGCCGTCACCCCCGCCGGTGATCTATCCGCCAATTGTGGTGGGTGGTATCCCGGAAAACACCCTCACCCTGGCAGGCGAGCCGCTCACCCTGGCAGGCGAGTATCTGACTCTCTGACCGATCCACGGCAACCTCTACACTTACAAATCATGTCAAAAAACATCGCAACCCTCGCCGGCTCCGATCAGGAGATCTTCCTCGCAAGCATGCTCGCTGCCATGGCGAGCAACCCGTCCTCCAGTCGCGCCGCGCTTGCCGCCGCGTCATTCTCCGAAAGCGTGCCCTCCAATGCGACGGGGGCGGATGGGGATTTCCACGTGGTCGCTCCCAGCGGAATCATATACAAGAAGATTTCCGGAGTGTGGACGGCCTATGCCGCCTCCCCCAGCCGCCTGACCCACGCGGTGACCGCCACGCCGGCCGCCGGATACGGCGCCAATGGCGATCTCGCGCTGCTCTACACCGGAGGGGCGGTCACTGCCCTGCTCGAAAAGCAAAGCGGTGCCTGGGTGAGCCTGGCGGCATTTGGCGCGGGCAGCGTGGTGACCATCGTGACGAGCACGCCAACTGGCGGGAATGACGGGGACATGGCCTTGTTCTCGACGGCTGGAATCATCACGGCGTTATGGAAAAAGACCAGTGGAACCTGGGCGCAGAGCGCTTTGTTCCGCCAGGTGAGCAGTGACTTCGGGATGATCCACCTTGAGGATGATTTCGTGGGAGGCGTGTCCTCTACCAGCGGGCAAATCGGCTCCCTCGGCTGGCTATTGACCGGCTCCACCGCAGGACAAGCCGCCCGGCTCGCTGCGGATACGAATGATGTGACCACCTTCGGCGTCGTGCATCTGGTGGCTCCATCCGGCACGGATGCCGCGGCTCGCCTGCACTTTTCAGATAACTCCAGCAGCGGGCTGCCACTGGGCAGCACGGCGTCCTTCAAGCGCCTGGGTATGAGCATGAAGATCAGGTTCCGGCTGCTGACCACGGAGGAATACTACCTCGGCTTCAGCACCATGCCATCCGGAGCGAATCAGGTGCCGACGAGGTTTGTGGGGCTCCAGGTCATCCCAGGCCAGGCAAATTTCCGTTTCCGCTCCATGGAAGGCGGAGGAGGCACAGACGTGGACAGTGGCATCCCGGTGGATGCTCTCTATCACAACTTCGAGCTCTCCTGGGATGGCAGCAACTGGCTCATGAAACTGGATGGCGGCTCCTTCCTCGCCGTGACCCCCACGACCACCGGCAGCATGACCATTGCATTCTGGGCGAGGCAAAAGACCGCAGCCACAGGCGCTCTCTGGATCGACTATTTCTCTTTTACCGCGCCCCGCTCCTGATGGCCTACGCATACACAGCTCCGCGCAGCGGACTTGGCGGCACCCGCCGCCCGGTGGAATACCGCAGCATTCAAGACGTGTGCGAAGCCTGCGGGGTGCCACTCAGCGCGCCGGGGACCGAGTGGCTGCTGCATGCCAGCGATATCCATTTCATGCACCTCCCGCCCTCCAATGTGTGGACGAATCTGTCGCTGGAAGTGGCTGCCGAGCTTCTGCGCTTGGAAGCAGTCCCACCGAAATTCGTGGTGATCAACGGGGATGTATTGACGGAATACGCCGCGGCCTTCGGTTATGGGCCATGGCCGGAGGGAACCACGGAGGCGGGTTACTCAAACACCTGGATGCCGCTGTTCGCGGACCTTGCCCCGCTGAAATGCACCACTGGCAATCACGACTCGGCTCCGCTGGAGCGGCCCGTCGAGTCCTTTATGGAGGCGAACTGCCCATGGTATTCCGGTGGTGTTCAGACGTGGGTTGCGGGAGGGGTGCACTGTTGTTCTGTTCCGTTAGGTCATGGAACCTGGATGGAAGGGCAAACTGGGGTGGCGGCATTCTTCGAGGGCATCACCGATGATGCGGACATTGCCGTTTTCTACCACCAGCCCTGCATGGGATCCCGTGTTGCGGAGAGTCTCTTAAAAGAGGCGATGTTGGCTGCGATCCCGCCCGACATGACCAATCAGATCTGGGCTTTCTGCGGCCACCTGCATGAAATGTATCAGTCATTTTACGCGATCCACTCCACGAGCTACTCCGAGCAGGCCTTCGGCTGCACTTCGAAAAACGCATGGTCTAACGACGGCAGCAACAATGCCATGGGAGCGATCGTCATGCGCGATGGGGAGGTGGCGCTGGTGCTCTCCTGGAATGGCAAAAGCGGCATGTGGACGGCGCTGCCGCCCATCAACCGCAGCTCTCCCGCAGTGCTGCCGCTGCGGGATGATGGCGTCGTGGGCACCATCCTTTCCGAGTATTGGGAGGGCCAGTATTCCCACACGGGAATCATGCAGGATGCCGTGGGAGCCGGAACCTACCGCAACGCGGATGGATGGCTGTGCGATGTGGGGACATTCCGCATCAAGTTCCCGCTTCCGGCCGGAGCGAACCGGTTCTTCGTTTCCGCAAACGGCCCGCCGACGACTTTGGAAATCTCCAACAACGGATCCGCCTGGACTACCGTGACGGGTCTTCCGGCGCTTGATCGATCGATCCTCAACGTCACCATTCCCGCACCATTGCGCGCCGGCGAATTCCTGTGGGTCCGCTGGACCGGCAACCGCCTGATCAACGGCTGGGGTTTCACCGAGGTCTAACGAATGATTATCATCTCCAACTGGAAGCTCACCCTGGGTAGCGAGGTGATCCTCGATATCGGCCAGGAAATGGCGGATGAGCTGAAGTTTCCGCAACGCAACGGGCTGGAAGTGGTGCCCACTCCGGATTCGAACTGGCCGCTGCTGCTGGATACCCGCAACTCTGCCGTGACGCTGAAGCTGCAGGCCTACGTGACCCCCGCGGATGACAAGGCGGCCCGCGCTGCCGTGTTGGACTCCCTCATCGCGCGCGCTGCAGAAACCATCGCCATCCTCAAGATGGAAGTGGCTGGCTACACGGACCGCTACTGGACCGCTGCGCAATGCCGTGCCACAGAGTTTGAGCCGGAAGTGGTGGTCACGGCACGCGGACCGCGGGTGCTTCGGACGTTTTCCCTCACTTGCGCCGGCCTCTCCCGCACCGGACCGTGAAGAGTGGAGAGTGGAGAGTGGATGGTTGAGAGTTGAGAGTTGAGAGAAAGAAGACCCCATGGCAAACGACAAGGACATCAAGATCGGGATCCAGACTCAGGCGGACACTGCCGGGATCGACAAGGCCGTGGTCTCCCTGACCGGCCTGGATGCCGCGGCCACCCAGACCGCGAACACCAGCGAGAAGATGACCAAGAGCATCTTCGGCGTGGCCCCGGCGCTGGCGTCCGAGCAGCAGGCCCAGGATCTGGTGATAGCCAAACGCCGCCAAGCGGACCGCGCTGCGAAAGCCGCCGCCGGTAACATGCAAAACTTCGGCATGGTGGTGAACCAGGTGGGCTATCAGGTCACGGACTTCGCCATCCAGACGCAGATGGGCACCAGCGCCATCACCGCCTTTGCCCAACAGGCACCGCAGGCGATCGGGGCCATCACCTCGCTCGGCAAGGGATTTAAGTTCAGCTGGAGTGCTGCGATCGGCGCGGGCACCGCCATCGGCGTGTTTGCCACGGCGGCTGCAGTGGGCCTGCAGATGGCCGCGCGGGAGTGGGATGCCATGCGCGCCGCGCAAGACAAGGCGAAGAAATCCGCCGAGGACTATCAGGAGGCGCTCAAGTTCATGCGCCAGCAGCAAGCGCTGCTGGCGCAGCAAGTGCGACTGGATTTCGTAACGCAGAACTACAAAGAGCAGACGGAATATCTGGAACGCCAGGTGGAACTGCTCAAACAAGTGAACGAGATCCGCGCTGCGCAAGGCGATACCGCTGCAGCCCAGGCCAACCTGGCCGTGACCCAAGCCCGGAACGCCGGCGGCGATGTCTTCGGCGCGCAGGCCAACGCCTTGGCCGTGGGCGTCGAGAATCAGGTGGATCAGCTCCAATCCAAGCTATCCGAATCCAAGGCCGCTCTCGCCGAGGCCGTGCAAGGATTTGATACGGCAAACGCGGTGCTTGCCGAGTTGCGCCGCCGCGATGACATGTATGGCGATGCCTATAAAGAGGCCGACGAAAAATACAACGCCGCGCTGGATGCCAAGGCTGCCGCGGAACAACGCCTTGCCACCGATAGGAAACTCTACGAGGAAGGTCTCGCCGCCCTGCAGGCTAACACAGCAGCGGAACTGAGCACGCTCACCACCGGGGCAATCGCCGCAGTGACAGAGTCAGCCAAGACGACACTGGCAGCCATCCAACAACAAGCCGCAGACTCCGGCGGAAACCTCTCATCCTCTGCTCGCGAGTCCATGGTGGGGCTGGAAAAAATCCTGGCGGACGGCATCGTAAAGCTGGAGGAAATGACCCGCCTCAGAGAGGCCATGGACCGCATCCGGGTGAGCCGCGAAGGAGCGGACAAGGAAATCATGGCCGGCCTGGAATCCCTCTATAAAACCACCAACTCCGTGCTCAGTACCCTGCCGGATCTACGCAACCGGATCGCCGCACTCGAAAGCAAAGCAGCCCAATAACCCATGCCAGTCTGGACGATCAAAGGCGATGCCGCAGTGGCGGTGGCGACGGTGGACGGAGTGACCTACGGACTCAACGACACCGTGCGCACCTTCGAGGAAATGAATCTGGCCGGCTGGACGCTGAAATTCCAGAACCTGGCCGACGATGTATTCACCTACACCGTGCGCACGCGCAACGCCAAAGGCCTGGGTGCCATCGTGCCGCGCGATGGCCAGGAAATCTCCGTGTTCTATGATGGAGTGAGGAAATTCAAAGGCACCGTGATCCGGCCGCGGCTGGGGCTGGACCGCCTGAGCGTGACCGCCTACGGCCCGTGGTGGTGGATGAGTAAAATCGCGCTCTCGGGAGAAAGCACGGATGCCACAGATCTCACCGCAGACCGCACGAGCTACGTCTTCCCCACGCAAAACCTGCGCACCTCCCTGCGCACCCTCATCAACCGCGCCGCAGACATGGGCGTGCCGATGGCGAAAATCAACAACGACACGGTGATGGCGGAGCGCATCTCAGGCATGTTCACCATGCTCAAAACCACCTTGTCAAACATGAGCTTCGCCGCAGCCTTCGCCGAGCTGATGAGCATGGTGCCGGATGCCGTGGCCTGGGTGGACTACGAGAACAACCCGCCCGCCATCCGGATCACGCGGCGCAGCGCCATGACTGCCATCAGCTACCCCGTGGGCGGCACCGGCAGCGTGCGGGTGGAAAGCGCGGAAATCTATCCGCGCAGCGATTCCCAGGTGCAGCGAGTGGAGCTCAAATTCGTCAAGCGCCAGCCGGTGACCGGCAAGATCCAATGGGCCGCGCAAAACCATGGCACCCTCTCCACAGATACCCACAAGCGACAGGTCCAGATCATCACCATCAGCGGCCCGGAAACCCTCGAACTCGTGCCCAAGGATGACTTCGACAGCGTGACGCTCCAGACCGAGCCCATCAGCTACGGCATCGGCGCCGTGATGAAGCTCGACCCGGTGATCATCGAAACGATTGCAATCCGTGGCCCCATCAAGGCCATGAGTTCCTCCAGCCTGACCGTGGCCGGTTGGCACCGGCTGATCTCCGGCGAGATCACCGCAGACTGGCTGCGCACCGACTACAACCTGAGCACCCGCGATGTCCGGGTGACGGGCTGGATCAACTGCACCTACAACACCAGCGCCGGCAGCGGAGGCATCGGATCTGGCGGCACTTATCTCAAAACGATCGGCCGGTTGACCCAAGATACATTCAACGGCACGTTCCGCATCTATGTGAACTTCACCGTGCCGGCAATCAACCTGGACTACCGGACAAAAACCACCCTGCGCAAGCCGTGGGACCACGATTTCCTCGCGCCGCCCGCCAACCTCGCAGAGAACCTCCGCAACGCCCAAAACTGGCTCCCTTGGGAGGGGCCGGTCACCATCGTGCGGCCGGATCTGGACGGCTATAACGGCCTGCAGCGTAAATTCAACCTCACCGGTGCGCACCCCGACTGCAATGGAATGGATGCCCTGGTGAAATCCGTAACCTACGAAGGCTCCCGCAAGCGCGTCATCTGGGAGCTGGGCCCGCCGCCGCGCACGGACCTCGGCGGCCTCGTCAACAAGCTCCGGAGATCTCCCCAGGACAACCTGATCTATCTATGA